TATCGCGTTCTTAAAGCAATCCATCTCTCCGCTTCAGGTACTAATGGATCATTTAAATATGAAAATTCAACAACCGTCTTGTCTTGAATTACATTTCCTTCAATATCTCTTGCTTCACCATCTTTTAAAAATAGGTGACACAAATAGCCCTGCTTTTCTTTGTGAAATAATGTTGGATATTCAATACCGTTTTTCATTTTACCAACATATAAATTAGCAATACGATATACTTTACCACTTTCTCTAATAACAGTAGCATCTAATAAACTTTGTTCGCCACTTTCCATTTTTGATGAAATATCTTTAGATGTACTATCATCAAATACATTTAGAATCTCATTTTTATTATCTTTTTCAAATTCAAGGTAAAAATCAATAGAGTTCTTTTCCTTTGGCTTCCATTTTAAGTTTCTATACTTGGTTTCCCTCAATATTCTCGTATATTTTTGCTCTAGTGGCGCAAAGATTAATCCATCTAATACATATGGACAATCTAGCTCATTAGTATATAATGACCACATCTTAGTAGAATAATTAAATATTTCACTTCCATTACCCCCCATCGGAAAAGCATAGAATTTATTTTTTATTACAAATATAGATTTATCCTCTTTTAAACTCTTATTTACATCATTCATATAAGTAGTAATTTGTTTAGTTACATGTGATTGTATCTTATTAATATCAAAATCACCTGTATATTGTGTATTGTCTAATTTAGATCCAAATATTTTTTGCGTAATTTCCGATAATTTATTATAACGATCAATCATCTTTATTGTTTCACGAATATCCACACCTTTATCAAACAAAATATCAAATCCTAAAAATAAATATTTCTTGTATTTACCAATATATACTAATTCACCATCAATTAATGTATTATTGTATTTTTTATCAGCTTTATGATCAGTTTTAATAACATTTAAATTATTTGAAATTAAATAAACATGTTCATCACTAACAAATAAGAAATATCGTTCACCATCTGCTTTATCCGTTACGCAATACTTGGTTGGAACTAAATCAACTAGATATTGGATTTCTAATGACATAACTTGCATTCCAGCTAAATCTCTGTTTAAATTTTCCTTTTCACCATATACTAACTCCTTGTATTTATCTAAGATTTCTTTTTGCTCATTAGTCGTAATGATGATATTAGAACCATTAAAGTTCTTATATATCTTTTGAGTATAAGTATTCATTAAATCAACTACCTTTTTAATATCAAATTTATCATATGTTGATAAGTCTAATTCTAACTCGTATTTGTCTAATGCTTTTGGAATATCATTAATATTATTTGCCTGTTTTATCTGAGTTAGATCAATCTTTAATTCATGCTTATCATCCGAACTTAAAACTACTGAAACTCTTTGTTTATATCTAAAGACAATATTGTGACGCTCGTTTTCATCAAGGTTTAATAGTTTTTTTAATTCATCCTTATGTACTTCCTCTTCATCAGATAATCTAACACGAATATCATAATCATCAACATCAATTGTATTTTTATCTAATTTTGTCTTTTTGATAATATTCATATCTTTGTAATCATTTAATAGGTAATTTACTAATAAAGAGAAAATTACATGATTCTTTCTTAATTTAACATTATTAATAATCTTATTGATATTGTCAATATTAGAAATTGTTATTCTATAATTGGTGATGTTTTTATTTGTGATACTAGTATAACCGACATCTAGTGTTGTTTCTTTGATTAATTTATATTTATTTGTTGTACTTAGAATTGTTAAGTATTTTAACATATCTATAAATTTATTAATCGTCAATGGTGAAGATTTATTAAAAATGACTTCTAATTCAGAAGTAGAGTTAACATGTTTTAATAAATCCTTTATTGAAGCCAAAGAAAAAATGTCCATTATATAATATTATAAATTAAATTTTATATAGGAATTACTTTTATCAATTTTTATTTAAACTATTTTATAGTTTAAATAAAAATTAGGGCGAATGAGCGTAAGCGATATGAGAAAGCAATTTTTATCAAAAAAAATTAAGGTGATACAAAACAAAGAATTTAGAAAGATTGTAAGCATTTTTGATTCAATAAATTAAACTTTACTTATCATCCCATAAATAAATCTTATAGTCTGATCATAATCTGTCATTTTCTTTACATCTGGATTATGACAAATCATAAATACTAATATATTATTTTCCCGAGTGTATTTATAGATATTTCTCATAATATCAACAACCATTTCCGATTGAATTGCGCGATCAACCTCATCTAAGGTAATGAACTTTGGTCTGGTGATCATAATCCTATACATAGATCTTGCAATAGCAATTCTACCTTTTTGACCTCCACTCATTCCAACTTTCTTGGTATGAATCCATTTCAATTCATTAACAATATTCTCTCTCTTTACAAAATCCAAACAAGAGCATATTATTAAAGCCTTCCAAACAATTTCTTCATCCGCAGCATTTATTTCTTCCTTATTACTGATAATTTCATATATGGATGGTTGCCAGCAAATTGTCTCTTGTTGTTCATTATAATATCTTGATTTGGTTAAACAATCAAATCCAATAATCTTCACATCATCTAAAAAGATCGACGAACTATATTCAGTATAGGGAATAATTCCGTTAATGATATCAGTAAAAGTAGATTTTCCATTTCCAGAATCTCCTTCTAATTTAATTATTTGACCTAATTTAAATATTAACTGTTGACTTGTGTCTAGGAATAGTGTAAATGGTGTATTAGAACTACTTGGATCATATGGATAAACATATTTTAAAGATCCTATTTTAATAACAGAATCACTATTAATATCTACACTCTCAACCTCTATTCTTTGATTAGATTTAGAAATAATCTCTTCCAATTTAGCATATTCTCTCTTGGAATCCTTGTACTGGCTATATATACCAAAAAACATTGAAACCGAACTTCTCATTAGACACGTATATTGAATATAGATAATAACATTTGCTGGAGATAATTGATTACCAAATATTAGACAATTCATAATAAATCCTAAATTAAATACAATATCAACAGTATCTATGAATGTAGCATCATTTTTCTTATCCTCGTCACGACACGATTCAACTGATTTCATACAATCCTTCATCTTATCTAAACTTTTCTTACCATTATGATGGATGATATCAGTGAATAATCTAGTTTGAACATCATAATATTTATCCCAGAATTCTTGTTTGATGCTATTCTTGTTCTTTTCCTTGTAGGGATAAAATATTAGTAACATGATCATTAAACCAAAATAGATGACCATGGATAAAGGTGAAATAATACCTACCCAAAAAGCATAACCAAAAAAAGAGAACAAGTTTATGAAAGTGCTAATCACATTGGTTATTAAACCAAGTATGTACCATTTTGCCATGTCTTTCTTACGGTCTAGTTCATTTGTATTTAGATGCCTTAGAGTATTCCAATTAATGGATATTATATTTTTATTAATTTCTTCTTCAAGACTACAATGAACATTGGCAAGAAATTTTCTCTTATTATGTTCAATAATTTGATTCTTATGTATTCGCGAGATTATCTCACACACAATAGCAATTATGATGAACATTATTCCATTGTTAATATTCTTGGTTTGGATAAATTCGTCATTAGAATATTTAAACAATGTTGGAATTAGCATAGAGCTTAATGAGATGTTTATTATTATATTAATAATAAAAACCCATGAAAGATTCTCTTTGAACATCTTGAAACATAATGATTCAAGTGGTATCTGTTTTAATTTGTTTTCTATTATTTCTGGTTGAGATATTACTACCTCAATCTTATTTAACTGATCATTTTCCGATGGTTGTGGGTCATCCATTGATCTAATTGATTTAGATGGATTGGGTAAAAAAAAATCAATTTTTCTTTTGATGAATCACTAGCGTTCATCATTTTAAAAAATTGCTTTCTCGCTAGCTTCAGCTTCGCAAGCGTCCCAATTTTATTTGATTCATTTCACTCATCAAATAAAATTGCTTTCTCACCTACGGTTCGTCCCAATTTTTTAATTATTCTCCATTACATTCCAAATAATTAAAAAATTGAAATCCTCAATCAATACCCCCAAGCCCCAATTCTACTATATCAGTAAGATGAAATACATATATATTATGGCAAATTTATTTGATACTAAACCATGGCTAACCACTACTCCATTCTATGATCATTCCAGTGAAACCGAATTAAGATTAAGTTTACTGAGTAGTAAATATTTCAGTAAATTATTTTCACCCGGTGAAACATATACATTTACCCTATATCGGTTTGCTCTAGATGATTCAAAATCACCTGAAGAACAAAGATGTAATTTTTATAGTAAAATGAAATTACTAATTCCAGATAAATCATCTGAAACATATTCAGAAGTAACACCATACCATGTATATCAATTAGGATTTGAAAAGGTTGTTGATTTTCCTTATACAGTTGATGAATCTCAAAGAAATCAAATATATCAAGGATATGAATTATTATTTGCTTACATGAGAAATGAGAAAGAATATGGGGATAAGATCTGTATATATGCGCCATCATTTAGTTCAAAACTTTAAAGGTAAACGTTAACGTTAAAGTTTTTTAAAGGTTAAAGTTTGTTAACGTTAAAGTTTGTTAACGTTAAAGCTTTTTATTTAAAGCTTCATTTATATATCAAAATATAAGATGAATCCATATGAACTTTTAGAAATTCCGAAAGATGCTACAGATAAAGATATTAAAGATGCTTACCGTCAATTAGCAAAAAAATGGCATCCAGATAAGAATAAAGAACCAGGAGCCGAAGAAAAGTTTAAAGAAATAAACAGGGCATATAATATATTAATTGATCCATCGCTAAGACAGCGATATGATCAAACTGGTTCAGTAGATGAACAAAATGTTCCGACGGAAGTAGATATTAATGAAATATTTCGTGGAATGATGGGTGGGATGGGTGGCTTTCCGGGAATGATGGGTGGTTTTCCTGGGATGCCAGGTATGCAGACTGTTTTTGTAAATGGAGTACCGATGAATATGGGAAGAATGAATCAGCAAGAAATGTTCATGAGACAAAATGCGAATATAAAGATTGGAGTAGAGATTCCTCTAGTTGATTTATACAATGGATTAAAAAAGAATATTGATTATCAGTATAAAGATTTAGAAAACGGATCAATACACAAGGATAGTTTTGAATTAAATATTTTAAAGGGTACCAAAGATGGACAAGAAATAATGCTTAAAAACAAGGGTCATAAATTTAAGGAATCTAGAGGAGACCTAATAGTTTTTGTAAAAGAAATACAACATAAGGATTTTTTTAGATCACATAATGATTTGAACTATAATTTAAAAATTAGTTTGGTTCAATCAATCTGTGGATTTGAAACAGTAATTAAGGGTATAGATGGACAAAAATTAATAATTAAGAATTTTGATACAATTATTAAACAAGGTGATAAAAAGGTAATTAAGGAACATGGTATGAATATTTTAAATAAGGGATCTAGAGGTGATCTAATAATTAATTTTGAAATTACATATCCAGATAAAATGACAAATGATATGAAAAATAAATTAGCTGAAATATTTGAATATGATAATAAGCCTAAATATAATAACACAAATACAAATGGATATATATTATGCGAGTTGGATAAATATGAGGGTAATCAATCTGAAACTGAGAATACTACGGAAGAAAAAGTTCAATGTGCTCAACAATAAAAATATATTTATATTATATATGGATAAGACTAATTTTTATGTAGGTATATCAGAAAAACCGATTAATCCACAAGGTATTAAGATATATGGCATGGTAAGACCTCAAATAATAATACAAGAAGGACGTTCATTCACTGCTATTAAAGAGACTATTAATAGTGACGATGAAAAGAATTTAGCTCTAATATTTAAACCGACTAGTGATGGTCAGAATAAAGAGTATACAATTCGTAACAATATTAAATATAAAATTAATCAGTTAGGTGGGGATGATTATTATGCGAAATATTTAAAGTATCGGAATAAATATATTGCCTTAAAGAAAAAAATATTATTACAAAATGAATAATTTATCCTCGTTCATATCTCTTGGTATTATAAATATCTAATTTATTAATATAATTATCAAGTAATTTATCATCATAATTAATATTATAATTTATTTTTTCATTTTCAAGTAAATAATTACCAACATCAAAATAATAAAATAATTTATTAATAATAATGGTATCATTAAAATAAATATTAATTTGATTAATTACTTTATCTAAGAGATAAAAATAATTTTTGAAAAAGAATATTAAGAGATCACTTAAATAAATTAAATTTTTTTCTTTTTTTATTAGTGTATAAATTTCATAATTTTCTTGATTAAATACGTCATTTATTTTTACTTGTTTTAATTTATCTAAGAGATATTTTTTATAATTTAATTTTACATTAACATTAGAAAATCTATCTTTTTTGGATATAAGATATGTCATTAAATCATTATTAAATATCATTATATCATTACTTAATTTTTTTATAGAATAATAATCTGTTATATTATCAATAACAAATTTATATTCATTTGGATCAACTTTTACAAAACTAGAAAATGGTTTAAAGTTAGGATGTATAATAACAGCATAAGTATTAAACATTTTAGAAATTCCGCTAATTAATTCTAATAAATCTTTATCATTAAATTCATTCATACATCCGGTAAATTTTTGTAAATAATTAACGGATATCACATCTTTAATTTCTATCATTAATAATATTTCTCCGGTATTTTCATCTTGGAGTGTAATATATAATTCTTCAATAATATCATCATCATTATATAATTTTTTTTGTAAAAAGAAGAATTTTTCATATATTCGTTTATCATTCATTGAATTTACTTGTAATAAAATTTGTTTACCATTTATTTCAGTATAAAATCTTCTTGATGTATTGACGAGTGATAACATATTATTAAAATTGTCAAATTTTTCATCAATTTCATTACCATCAATAGTTGTATCAAATAAATCTATAAAAGGTACATCCAATTCTTGATCATAATTTTGAGTTAATTTATTTAAATTTATTTTTATTGAATTAACATATTCAAATTCATAGATCGTGGTGATTGATTTTTGGGCTCTTTTATCGGTATGATAATAAATAGAATTATTTTTAGATATTAATTTTAGTTTACAAGGATTTAAAATGATTTCATATTCTTCTGGAAATAATGAATAATTTTCAATACATAATCCTACACCTTCTATATTCTTAGGTAACTTTATCTTTAATAATATCCAACCAAATGAATTTGATGATGGATTGTAAAAGAATGGATTACGCGAAGTTGATACAAAAGCAGTATCATAAAAGTATCCTCCCACTTTTAGGTGTTGTAAATATTCGTCATCTTCAATAAGACGATATACATAATAACTATTATTAAAACTGGGGGATTTAGAAATTATTTTATAGAAATTTTCTATATTTTTTTCAATAAATCTATCTTTAATACATACATTACGAATATAATAGTTCATCTGATATGACCCCATGAATGAAAAATATTTTATATAATAGTTTAAATTATTTTCTTGAATAAATAAATAATGATTTAATAATGTGTCTGAATCAATATCTAAATTAGATACCTTATCACATAATAATTCTAATTTTTCTTTATTATAAATTGTATCATCATTTTTTATAATTTTAAGATTTAGTCCTAAGTTTATTAATTCATCTCGATTATAGTATGGATTTATATTTACAAAAGGTAAAAAAGATGGTTTGATACATAGGGTGAAATTTTTACCAATTTTATTAGATTGATAATAGAATGTTTTGATATATGTTTCTTCTAAAATTTTCAAATTAAAATTATTCATAAAACTGAGATTTTTTTTTATCTTTTCTTGGAGTGATTTATCTGATGTTTTTATGGATTTTAAATAATTATATAATTCTTCGGTTAGAGGGCGATAAAATAAATTAATAATTTTATCATATATATCTTCTGGTTTTATTAAATAAATGTTTTTAGAAAATATATCATAAAGGGGGATTAGATTATCGATCTTTGATATTTTATCCTTGATATTATTATTATCATCTTTTGATTTAGCAGGAAGTTCTGCTAAATTATAATATAAATTATATAATATATCAGAATCTTTAATATCTACTAATTTATTATTTATATTTAGTAACATTTAATATATCTCTATAAATTAAATTTTTAATAAATTTATATTCTATATTATAATATATTAAATGCCTATAAAAATTGCGGATATTATTAAGTATAATTTTAATTTTAATAATGCTGAACTTCAAAAAGACGAAACCCTTCGTAATCTTGGTGAAGAATTAAAAAAATATAACATTAAAAATAATAAGGAGACCCTTCCTGATAATATTGGTGACTTTAATACTGCTATGGCTATTTATAATAATTTAAAATTAGAAAATTTAAGTAATCAAAAAGAAAATGAAAAACAGGCAGCAATTCGAGCTGCTAATGCTTCTAATGAGGCGAAAAATAGACCAGAAG